ACTTCTAGTAGCATTAAAGATTTATTGAGCGATGGCTTCCTAGATCCGGATGCTCCAGATCCAACTCTTTTCCCACAAGGTATCATGCTTTGGAACACAAGAAGAAGTGGATACAATGTGAAGGAATACAAAAACAATTACATCACAACTACGGCATATCCTGGAAGCGGATCTGCAGGTTTAGGTAACATCAGACAAAGTAATGAAAGCGTGGCAACTTACTTCCCAGACAGATGGGTAACTAAATCAAGCAACAACGCAGACGGTTCTGGTTCTTTTGGTAGAAAAGCACAGAGAAAAGTAATCGTTGAACAACTTAAATCAGAGATCGACACTAACCAAGCAATCAGAGAAGACCAAAGAGGTTACAACGTGATTGCTGTACCTGGTTATCCAGAGTTGATCGCAAACATGATAAACTTAAACACAGACAGAAACGAAACAGCGTTTGTAGTAGGTGATACACCTTTCAGATTAGAGGGTACGTCAACATCAATACAAAACTGGGCCAACAACACAGCATCAGCACTTGACAACGGTGAAGACGGCCTTGTAAGTGCAAGTGATTATTTGGGTGTATTTTATCCATCTGGTTTAACAACAGACAACACAGGTAAATCAATTGTTGTTCCACCATCACACATGATGTTGAGAACACTAGCAAACAATGATAACATCGCTTTCCCATGGTTCGCACCATCAGGAACAAGAAGAGGTGTTGTTGACAACGCTACATCAGTTGGTTACATAGACACAGCAACTGGAGAGTTTGAAACAATATCTGTTACGGAGTCAGTGAGAGATTCAATGCATGAGGTTAAAGTGAACCCAATCACTTTCTTCTCAGGTGCAGGAATTGTGAACTTTGGTAACTTAACTAAAACATCAGCAAGTTCGGCCTTGGACAGAATCAACGTTTCAAGATTGGCAGTGTATCTAAGAACACAATTAGATGCTGTTGCTAAACCGTTCATATTTGAACCAAACGATGAACTAACAAGAAATGAAATCAAACAAGCAATTGAGTCATTCTTATTAGAACTTGTTGGTCAAAGAGCGTTGTTTGACTTCCTAGTAGTATGTGATAGCACAAACAACACACCTACAAGGATCGACAGAAACGAACTGTATGTAGATATAGCAATTGAACCAATCAAATCGGTTGAATTCATTTACATACCGTTGAGAATTAAAAACACAGGAGAAATTGCAAAGTTAGGGAACTAATTTTGAATAAATAGGAGAAACAGATGGCAATATCAACTTTATCAAAATTTACAGTACCACTAGCAAACGATCAGAGTTCAGCATCACAAGGTTTATTGATGCCAAAACTACAGTATCGTTTTAGAGCAATCCTGGAAAATTTTGGAGTATCAACACCAAGATCAGAACTAACAAAACAAGTCATGGACATAACAAGACCTAACTTATCTTTTGATACAGTAACGCTAGACGTTTACAACTCAAAAGTATATGTTGCAGGTAAACACACTTGGGAAGCGATCACAATCAACCTAAGAGATGATGTAAACAATTCAGTTACTAAACTGGTTGGTGAACAGATCCAGAAACAGTTTGATTTCTTCGAACAATCAAGTGCGGCATCAGGTATTGATTACAAATTCACAGGCAGAATTGAGATGCTAGACGGTGGTAACGGAGCGAGTGCACCAAATGTGTTAGAGACATGGGAACTTTACGGTGCTTACATTGAAAACGTGAACTACAACACGTTGGCATACAACACTTCAGAACCAGCAACTATCACTATGTCAGTCAGATACGACAACGCGATCCAGACTCCAACAGGAACAGGAATTGGAACAGCAGTGGCTAGAACGATCGGTACTTTAAGTACTGGTGGTGGACAGTAATAAAAAATTAAGTTAGCAATTATAAGCAAAAAAGCGTCTTTATAGGCGCTTTTTTTGTGACTATAAATAACAGTATGCCAAGCATCAACAATTTCCTAAAAGGTTTCCAGGACGGATTACCAGGTATGAAAGACTACCAACACGCATCGAGATTGTACGTTGCCGACAATTTCAAGTTGATGCCCAAACAGAAATTCCTGTTCCATGTGGTATTCAATCTTGACGAGTCATTATTCCAAACAGGATTCTCACAGCAAGAGAGATACGAACTGAACATGTTAGTAAAAGCATGTGACCTACCAAAGTACAACATGAGTTACGAGGAAAAAATACAGTACAACAAGAAGATGTATGCGGCGACCAGGATTGCTTATGACCCTGTGAACATAACTTTTCATGACGACCATGCAGACACCGTGAACGCATTCTGGAAGAAGTACTACGAGTACAATATAGCAGACTCTATAGGCATGAACAGTGACCTCAGTATTTCTAACACTAAAGATGATTATTACCTATTTGGCGATGATAGAAAAACAACAAAATTCGGGATGGACACACCAAGGATCAGACGAAAACCTTATCTTAAAGGCATTGAAATTTTTGTGTTGCACAAAAAGAGATTCACGTCAATGACACTTGTAAATCCAGTTATTGGCTCATTCTCACACGACAACTTAGACCAGGCAGAGGGTGCAGGTGTAATGAATAACACCATGCAAATCTTGTACGAAACAGTGATATACAAGTCAGGAATCATAAACAGGAATAACGTACCTGGCTTTGCAACGGTGCATTATGACAATTCACCTAGTCCCCTAACTGTATTAGGTGGTGGGACCAACAGCATATTTGGACCAGGCGGAGTTGTAGACGGGGTGGGATCTGTTATAAGGAATGTTCAATCAGGTAACATCCTGGGTGCCATACTGTCAGCGTCTAACACCTACAACAATGCCAAAAGAATTAAGAAGAGAGATGTCAAAGAAGAACTTAAGGGCATAGCCAAAGACGGTGTATTGAACATCGGCAAACAAGCAGGATCTATAAGCAACCCTGTCTCACAGTTTACTGTCGGGGCGGCGGTATTGGGTGCGGCCACACTCGCAACTGCTATAGGCACAGTTGACAACAGCAATCAGTCAAACAACACTGTCATCAATAACAGCACAATCGACACAATCAACTTCTTAGCACCAGACGAGGCATTCCATCTAGTGAACAATGACGAAAACGTCAGAGACGCGATTGCGTCTGGAATATATTACAAAGACATAGGCTCTCGAAAAAATCTCACAGTGGCAGAATCAGATGTAGAGTACAACGGATCATCTGACAATGTAAAAAATGTTTACACAAGTAAAGCAATAACAGACATCAGGAAACTTGTAAATGAAGGATACATTAAAATTCAAAGACAAACACAGGACGTAGAAATCGCAACAGAGAAGGCAACATTGTAATGGCTGAATTTTACACAAACCTACCACAAAAGGACAAAAACGAGTTTGAGAAAACCGTTGAAAAACTAACGACGACACAGTATGAAACAAATTATGAATTCAACGTGGGAGAGTATGACAGCACAGTAGCATTCTTTGTCAAACGTAATTTTTCTAGGGAGGCGGCAGAATCGACTGCCTACGCAATCCTGGCTCAGGCAAAAATTGACAACATAAAACCACAACAGATTCTTGACCAGTTAGGCTACGCAAAAGAAGCCTTACTGTCAGAGCTTATCACTATAATACTTAACGCCAATAGATACAAGTCAAGCAGGCTAGGTGTAAGGCAAACGCTGAATGCCAAGGATACAGTGTCTAGGAATATCATAGACTAATGTTACCCAGATTTGCGAGAGGCAAGTTCTCTCCCAAGAACGGGGAGAAATATGTTGGAACAAAAACACCAACTTATAGATCCAGTTGGGAACATTCGTTCATGCGACTGTGTGACGAGCACCCAAACGTATATCAGTGGGCCAGTGAATCCATTAAGATACCATACAGGCATCCGTTCACAGGCAAGTACACTGTGTACGTGCCAGACTTCTTCATAGTATATCAAGACAAGCAAGGCAAGAAACATGCTGAAATGGTTGAAATCAAACCAATGAGTCAGACATCAATGGAGGCCGCCGGCAAGAGCATGGCGAAGAAAAAACAAGTTGTTATAAACATGGCCAAATGGGAGGCCGCAAACGCCTATGCTAAACAGAGAAAGATTAGATTTAGGGTTGTATCAGAAGAACAGTTGTTCCATAACGGCAAACGTAAGTAAATAAAACAATGACAAAGAAACTAGAAGACATTCTTAATTTACCAAATGTTAAGGAAGCATTCAAAGAAGTAGATAAGAAAGAAAAAGATAAAAAAATTAAGGAAACAGCCAACGGAAATCCGTCAACAAAAAACCTTGATCCTCAAACACAGAAGAACTTGCAGAAAAGTTATGCAGAGTTTGACAAAGTTGCGGCCGCACTGCCACAAGTGAAAGGACTTGGCGAACTGTCAGACCTAGAACTAGACAAATTAGCCATAGAAGCAGAAGAAAGTTATAAGAATTTAATGGATCTTGGCATGAACGTTGACTCCCGTTACTCAGGACGTATTTTTGAGGTTGCTGGTAATTTCCTACGTAATGCCATAGATGCTAAAAGCGGCAAAATAGACAAGAAACTTAAAATGATAGAATTACAATTAAAAAAGCAGAAGTTAGACCAGGGCAACAAAGACGGGGGTCCTATTGAAGAAAGCGATGGATTTGTGATATCTGATCGTAATGAATTAATGAAGAAACTACTTAAAAAAGACTAAATATTGCATATGAGCACATTTAAAGACTACCTAACAGAA